TCTCAGTCAACTTCACAAAATCATAATTGCGTTGACTCAATTTAAAGTACAAAGTTTGCAATAAATTATGCCTATCGGCATGCAAATACATTTCCCTTTGTACTGCGTTTATTTTATCTTGCATAACCAGTGTAATATCCTCTTTAGAATTATCAACATAGGATAAAGTGTTATACAACACTCTTAAATCCAAGGGGCACACAATCTGCTGTAATTGGTTGTGATACTCAAAACCCCTTTTCAAGAATGTCAATTCATTAATATTTTGAAAAGGTGTGACTATATCTCTCTTAACGGAGTCAGTAAAACCCATATTCAAACTCTCGAAACACTCTTTCATAGTTAGGGCATTTAAGGTCTTAATATTCGATCTAATTACATTTAACTTATCATCGCCATAAACAAAATCATCTACGTCCTTCCAATAACCTTCTAAAGTAGGATTCTCCACATTACGATAGTACCAAATTGCTGTATACAACTTATTCACAATACTATTCATAATTGCAGTTAAATAACTTCCCGAAGGCATAGAATGAGTAGTCATAAATAATTCATTCTTAATAATTACGATAGAATTAGTTAACGTACTAACCAAAGCAGTAATTACATCTTTATCAAGTGAAGTGCTACGGTTAACAAAAAATTGCGCTACTAAATTCTGAATTTGCGAATTCATTGATCCATCCCAATTTTTAATATCTCCTGCGAAAGCGTGACCAGTCATAATCCGCTCATACATCCATGGCCACTCTTTAATGGGATTACAACCAACCATAATTTTATTAAATTTACGCGCTGCCATAATATTTTCAACCATTCGACCGAAATACTTTTTCATCAAAAATTGCTGTAACAATGTTCCAATTCTAAAACTACGAGGAACACCTTCTTTTTCATCATTACGAATCTCGTCTTTGAGGCATTCAACCCAAATAAGCTTGTCTAACTGACAATTACCATCAACCACAGAATTCTTAAAAGCAACTAGCTCATCCTCAAACAAGCTAGTTACCTTGCCCGTCTCAAAATCTATATACAAATTTTTATCTTTCATATAACCAAACCCATTGGAAGATTGTTTATTTAAACCGGCTAAGCTGGGAGTACCTTTTATAACTTCAAAATCCGATAACTCCCCAAAAGGCTCAACTATAGATTCCAAGACTTTTTCACAAAATTCTAACTCCTTCGCGGCTATGTACACACACGGAGTAAATGATTTAGTTGCAACTTTTTTAAGCGTCTTCTCTCCGTACTTATTCAAATTCGCTGGCCCCCGCGTAACTGGATAAATACCAAACAAAGGCGAAGGACCAAAATTTGAATTATGCGGGCCTACAGCATGATATTTATCAGTATCAAATTTTACTACGCTAGTATTTTCCAAGATCTTTTCATTAATTGGAATATCAACCTTAATTAATGGCCTTTGGCCGATCGCTAGATGCTTTATAGCATTAACAACTGTATCTGGCCAAAAAGATGCCACTCCAGTATTTGTTTTAGCATCTCCAGCCACATGAATTCCAACAATTCCTGTACTAGGATTAAAAATAGGCGATCCACACAAACCTAAAGCTTGAATATCATAGGCCAAAAACTCTTCTGTTGTGTGATAATCATTGCAGTGTGTTCCAAACCGAAAACTATAGGGCAATACGACACCCAATTTACGAGTATTATTCACTTTAACAAAACCTTTCCCCGTGATCAAGAAGGTATCTTTAAATTGATCACCTCGTTCACTGCTAGTTTTAAACCAATGTAAAACGCTCTTAAACGGAGTAGGGAAATGTAACGGAAGCGTACACACTGCTACGTCAAATTCCGTATTAGACCAAACCTTCTGTATTTTGGTATAATCTACAACAACATGGTTACATTCTCTACTTTGGTAAATACGTATAGTAATATTATCTTCCGGAACTAAGTGTAGAGGTAATAACACTAATCTCTCCGATACTATACAATTACTACGAGCTTTGGTATCATCACCAATAATCAAATCACACTCTAAAACGTTTTGCTGAATAGACGAAACACTATTATGAACCCCTGTGTAACACTTGGAAAATAAATTTCCTTGGCCCTCTAAGTCAAGTTCAACTTTCTTCGCGTCAACACCAGTTCTATTTACATATAGATAAATACAAAAAATACATAACAAAGCGCCTTGGGCAACATACACAAAGTTTAAAGCCTCGGATATACTTGAGATAGATGAACTAGAGATTAAGTCAGACAACCAAGTAGTTAAATCTATAAACTCTTGTGTTAGTAGTTCTATAATATAATTTCCAGCTAACATTTTATTAAACTGATTCTTAATATCTGAACAAAAACCTTGTGCTTGCAACATAGGAGCATCGGAAAAATCTAAAATATCATCGATCCTTTGCTCTAAAATAACTCTTTGTGACTCAGTCCACACCAAGCTATCTTTCATCTTTTCTTTCTCCAATTTAAAGGCTTTAACTATAGATCCCATCCAAATTAAAGCGTCCTCAAAAGCTTGTTCATTAGACTCTTGCAATTTAAAAGTAGGATTTATATTTTTATACGAAAAATACGAAGGAAATCCTACTTCAAACTCTCGGGAACGTTGGTTGAAGTACCTAAAGCTTAAAGTTCCAACTAACTTATTGCCCTTTCGAGCAATATTACTAAAATCAAAAACAAATCCTCGTCTCCAAAGAGCTTCTAAATTATCTATACCGTCCATTTTACTTAATCCATGGAGAGTCATAAATCTATTTGTGGTTGCAAATATCGTATGACTATTAAAAAACTTAGTGTCTTTTAATTGGGCATCTGCACATGGCAACGGCATTTTTATACATGAGTGCATATTCATAATTGGTCTCCATTGACTGGGACCTTCTTGCCCTACATCATCCATATAAAAGACTTCTTCATTATTGTAACTATCATAAAAATCTTTACCAGATTCAATAGACGGTACAATATGTGAATAAGAACTCCAACCCAAAATTTGTATGATCTTACTCATAAAAACTGACTTAAAAACTCCCGGAGGACCTTCAAATACAAACAAATTGGGTTCAACTCTGTTAGTTTCAGAGTAGCTGTCTACAATCTTAATAAAGCGTTTCCACTTACCAATTAAAGCTCTTACACTCCCGGCTTTTAAACTCCAGTCTTGTAGTGTAAGACAATTATCTAATTCTTTATCTAACTTTTTACAATCCTCTCTAAAACACTCTTTCATAAACAACTTAGGATCTGTTTCTCCTTTTCGTATAAATTTCTCTAAATTAGAGAGAATAACATGCTTCGTACCCAAGTTCAAATAAGAAAAGCAGTTGGATATGAAATTGGTTATTTTACCAGGAACTCTAAGTTTTTCACAAATAAAATTTAGAAAATTTTCCAATTTCTGAAATAATTCATGAATCAGAGAAAAATCATCTAACAATTTTACATTTGAAAACAACGTAGCGGTTTTAATCAAATCCTTCAGGCACTGGGGCAAATATTGGGTAAGACCAGCTAAAATCCAAGTCTCTAACCCTTGAGCTGTAAAATGGTCAACTAACCCATACATTGACAAAAATATATTAATCAATTGATCAACTCTCTTACCATGCACTAAATCAGCAAAACTAGCAACTTCTAGCATCAACTTGGACAATAGAATTACAAATTTTTTATTAATTCGTGCTAATTTATCTTTAACCGCATTAGCTGAAGAATAAACTAGCGAAAACAATCCTTGAGCACCTATAAATAGGTCACTCAAACCTTGACCCTGCAAATCATGCAAATAATTCAAGTTTTTCTCAACCAGAGGTCTTTTCATCTCTCCAATTACTCTAACTTTATACTTACCAAATACATGCACAGGTCCTTTTAAATTAGAAAATCGCTCTCGTGTGACTTCTTTTATCACAAGGGTGCGAACGTAAAAAATATTATAAATAGTATCATTAAGTGGGGTATTATTTTTTGTTTTGCTCATTTTAAACTTCTTGATAATTTAATTCACTACTAAAGCAAAGAAATGCGCACGAACAATTCTATACAGGCATTGTACATCCTAATGTTGCATGTGATTGTCTCTCTGTTACGATCTATTGATACAAACAAACCTTCAGGAAGAGTTCACATGAGCAATGTAAAATCCGATGGTATAAAATAAGCTCTACAGGCTAACTAAAGTTTTACGTGAATACAGGTTTCACTCTATTGAGCTACACCTAATATGGCAATAAAATCAAATAAAATTACACCTAAAATAAAGCATCATAATTATTCCGTTCGACAGGACTGTCTGAGCACACCTAACTGTCTGGGCTATAATTATTGGCTCTATTAAAAATGTATTTTATGTTCCAAAATCTAAGTCGAAAAATCCGGACACAAACCATTTTTAGGGTGGAAAAACCCTTTCTATAAGGAAAATGAATAACAGAATATCTGTTAAACATTGTACTTATAGGAAAAATTTTTCCCGTAC